CTGACATGCAGGACCCTGAGGGGATTGCAAAAGCAGAGATGCAGTTGAATGCCCCGATATCTCCGAGAGCGTTCCAGAACGCTCTCGGAAAAACAAAGCCGATGGCCGGGGCGGCAGAAGGAATGGATCTTTCTGAGCTTCAGAAATGGGCTTCTTCCCCAACGGCGACAGCAGCGGGCGACGACAAGGAGAAAGAGAAGAAAGAGAAGCAAGACGCTCAGGTAAACAAGGACGCAAAGAAGCTCGAGAAGACCTCAAAGACAGGCTTTGAGGACGTCATCAAGAATCAGGACGAGCTCGCAAAGAAGGCCTCTCAAGAGAAGAAGGACGAAGCCCTCAACGCTCTGAAGTCAACCTACGGAGAAGCAGCGGTAAGGGCCGCGATGCAGGGCCAAACTGGATCTCTTGCAGGAGCTATCGGAGAGGAAGGTCTTGGAGATATTCAGATACAGCAACTTCTCGCTCGCGCTGGAATCGGAATCAAGAAACCTGCGAAAGACTTTATCTATCGAGGAAACGGAACCAACGGGTCGATCACTCCGATTGATACCATGGATCGCGCGATCGCGATGGGCAAGCCCGGAGGTCCTCTGGAGAAGATGTCTGGGGGCGGCGGTAACGTGACGATAGTCATCAATGGCGGTGACCTGAACAAGGTGAAGGAAGTCGTCTTGAACACCGTAAAGATGGGTATGCACGCCCGAGGGGTCTAAGATGGCCTCACCCATACTGAGAGGTTCCTTCTCCGGCCCCGATGATGCATCATCGGGGCTTGGGAAGAGGCCTGTCATCTTCGACATCCTCGGACCCGACTATGAGACCTCTCTTCTTCCCTCCGGGGTGAAGATGGTTCTCCATGTGAACCCGCAGCAGATGCAGATGAAGTATGTCAGGAAGGTAGACCGAATTCAGACGAGGGGCGGTTTTGTAGAACAGCACTGGGGTGATGACACGCAGGGGATCTCCTTTCAGATGGTCACCGGGGCGTTCATGCGCCTCTACTCAGGGGCCACCGGGAACACCTCCAACGACTTTGGCGGAAATAGAAGGCAGACTCTTGCCTATGACGCCTACCTAGATATGTTGGCTCTCTTCCACAACAACGGGTCCGTCTATGATGTGAACGGACGGGTCGTTCTTCAGGGGATCATAAAGGTCACCTTTGACGAGGGGATCTACTTCGGCTGGTTCACCTCTTTCAACGTGACCGAGTCTTCCGATAAAGCCTACCAGTTCTCTCTGACTGCGGATATGGACATCAAGAAGGAGCTTCAGGTCTGGCGTTCGGTCTATGATTCGGGTGCCGGGGCAGACACCTCAAGAGGCGGGGGATAAGATGGCTGGAGCTCTTCCTGTAAGACCTGATCTTATCGCCTCTCGCTACTCCGAGATCGGGGGCGGTCCGAGGCTTCTATACTCGTTTGAGACTCAGACTGGGATTCCGATAGACGGAGGAAATCCTCTTCTCCGTCAGCTCTCTCCCTTTACGATAAGCCTCATCCCGCCCGAGTTGGACTTTGTCAACGGGGCGGGGACTTCGGGACTTGGCAGAGCTTATGGGAGCTCTTTCAGTCAGGCTCTGTCGTCCGTCTCGAGCAATCAGGCCACCGCTGCGGCGGTTGCCTCTTCGGGGGATACGGCGTCCGTCACTCAGAACCCTTCCCTCTACTCTATCCAGCGGGCGGTGGCCTCGGGGATTGAGCTCGGGACGACCTCCTCCTTCAATACGATAAACACCTTTGCCGACGGCTACACTGCCCTTGATATCCTCGCTCAGGTCGAGGCGATGAAGAAGATTCCGCCTCTCACGCTTCTTGTGAACCCCACGGAGATGACGACCTCCTATTCCACAGTTCAAAACTTTGGGACTCGTTCTCGCGAAGGGCTCATCTTTCAGAGATGGGGTGAACAGCTTCGAACCCTGAACTTCACGGGTTCTACCGGAGCTTTCATAGCAGGTGTTGCACCTGCGGGCGACCCCCTTCGAGCCTCCTCCCTAAATCCCCTCACTGAGGGTTCCGTCCTCACTCCGAAGAGTCCTGAGACCCCATCGGTTTCAGGCTTTCAGTTTGCCTCCAAGAGAGATTCTGCGGCCTGGCAGAACTTTATCTCTCTGTATCAGTTCTATCGAAACAACGGCTACATCTACGACACCTTTGGGCGAAGCGAAGCCCACCTGATGCAGGGCTGCGTCTCCATCAACTATGATCAGATCACCTACTACGGGCACATAGACTCTTTCAACTACTCCTACACGGCTGATTCGCCGAACCGAATTCTATGGGACATGAACTTCACGGTCACCCGAATGGTAGACGCAGCGCAGGCCTCAACGGTGGTTCTGCCTATGAAAGGACCCACAGAGAGCCCCTCCAACTACCCGAACAGACAATCTAGAAACAACACCACAACCTTCTCGTTCGGGGTCTCGGCTTCTTCTACGGCCCGTGAGATCCTCGGAGAGACTCCACTAGACCTTCTTCTTCCTTCGGGGACTCTCCTATGAGCGTTCAGGACAGACCCTTTATCGGAACCTGGAAGGCCGAGGGAATCACCCTCGTTCAGCACACGCCCGACGCCATCGTCTATGTGAACGGGTTTACCGAGGTACTTGGGTGCCCGTCTTGTAATGGCAAGATCGACATCCAGAAGTACGTCACTTCGGTTTCTTGCGACCCGAATACCGAGCCCGTTGCAAACGCCACGATATCACTCTCAATTCCGAGTACGGCTTTCAGGACGGACGGGAGCTTCTTTATCCATCCCGGATACGAAGTCACTATCTACATGCGGGGCTACTTTGCCCGATCTCTTCTTACAAAGGAAGACACGGTCGAGGAGATAGACCCCACCGGAACGCCCGTCTACCCCTACTATCAGGTCTTCAACGGGGTCGTGACGGAGGCCTCCTACGAGTATTCCGGGGGCGAGTACACCGCTTCGATCACCTGCTCAGACGTCCTTCACTTCTGGGCAAACCTGAAGATGAGCACCAACGGAGCGGTCTTCGGGAAGAGACCCCCAGACGCGCTCACGGAACCCACCCTCGTGGGGCACACCTTCATGGGGGCTTCCCCCTACTCGATCATCTATACTCTCTTCCGAGTGGGCTTTGGGGCAGCAGGCGGGGTCGACTTTCAGCTCGCCAAGAAGACAAACATCGACGCTACATCTGAGGTGAGCGGCCTCTCCTCCTACAAGATGGCCTCTCTCTGGTGGGAGAAGCGATGGGCTTCAAACTCGATATCTCTCAGGATGTACGGGACCGATGGGAAGATGTTCAACGCCTCGGAGCAGGTCTATCTGGGGCTCTTCTCTGGAAAGAAGCCGGACGCTCTAAAGAAGGTGATGGATCAGAACAAGGACCTCTATCCCTATGACAAGAACTCATCGGCTCGGATAAACAAGCTCATTCGTGATCTTGGGTACAACCCTCTCTCAACTCAGATCGCCGTTACGATCTCCGAGGACGGCAAGAAGAAGACCCGGATAGACGCCGCCAAGCAGCAGGCTTTCAATCTTGACATCTCCGCTCTAGGGAACGTGAATCTCTTCGAGACGGAGTATATGTCGAAGCTCGACATCGTAAACGCCGTGCGTACCATCACGGGCTACGAGTTCTTTCAGGACGTGACGGGCGATATCATCTTCAAGCCCCCGTTCTACAACCTGGACACCTCGGATGATCCGGTCTATGTAATCGAGGATAGAGACCTTATCTCCCTCTCACAGGCCGAGCGCGAACCTCAAGCCACCATGATAAAGGGTTCCGGCTCTCACTTCAACAATGTGAGCGGTGTTGGGCTTGACAGTTGGCTCGGACTCGGGGCTCTCTATGTGGACTATCGTCTCGTAGCCCAGTTTGGTTGGCGCGAGGAGACCTTTGAGTGCAACTACCTGAGCGATACGAGAGCTCTCTTCGTATCAGCGATGAACCGACTTGATCTTGTGAACGTCGGTAGCAAGTCGGCTACGATCTCGATCCCTCTCAGACCTGAGCTTCGTCCGGGATATCCCGTCTATATCCGAAGCATCGACTGCTACTACTACATTCAGTCACTCAGCCATTCTTACACGGCGGGCGGGCAGTGTACGACCTCTATCAACGGGGTCGGAAAGAGAGGAAAGTTCCACGCTCCTGGTTCTGCTACAGCCGGAAGAGAGCCTACGATCGATGATATCGATCTGAGCAACCCCTATCTCCCCGAGGTTCCCCTCACCCTCAGAAGTGGCGAGGTGGCGACCCGTGATGAAGATGTGAACCTCTTTCAGATCGGAGGACCTCCTCGCACCCAAGGCTTCCCGAATGTGGTTCTGGCGATAGACCCCACGCAGGTAAACCCTGGATCTCTGGTCTATCTGTCGAAACTAAATCCGGACGAGCTCATCCGCTCGGCTCTCAACCTCGGGGTTCTTCAGATCTCTACCAACGCTATCGGGAATTCAGAGGCTGAGCGAAGACTGAACGGCCCCTACAAGGTTCCAGAAGGCGATGATATCTCTAGGGAGATCTCTAAAGACGAGCTCACCTCGGCATGGCCCAGCGTTCAGACGGCACTTCGCGAGGGGAAAACCTTTGATGAAGTGACAGGTCTTTCGGAAGACATGCGGTTCTTCTTCTCTGCTATTCAGGCTGCGAGAGGAGTTCCCGACGATGAAAATCTCGTGAACTACCTCATCCTGATGAATGACACCAAAGCGGCCTTCAAGCCCGGAGCTCAGGTAACAGGGCAGTATCGCTACTACTCGGCTTCTCATCCTTCTGTCACGCAGCAGGGATCTCAGCCCATCTATGTGAATCAGGCCACCGGAGAGCTGAAGAATCAGAACGCCTCACCTCCCGATCAGCTCTTTGAAACCTATGGGTTCTATCCCGCAGGGCAGAGCTCCAAGTATGGGCCTACTAATCCTGCAGCAGGTCTCAGCGTGATTCAGTTTGATAACACCGCTGACGGAGGGGTCACCACGATCGAGAGAATCGTCGGGACGCAGGAGATTCGGTTTGTGACTTTCACGTCTCATACCGTTGATGCCGAAACCACGGTGCAGCAAGAGGTCACGGGCCTTCAGTATGGCGCAGCATACACCCAGCCCTCAAAGGGAGTTCTGGGCGACCTTCTTCTAAAGAGCTTCAAGAACGCCTCAGGTCAGACGGATAAGTCCCTCGGGGTGAAGGACCGATACTTCTCTATCTTTGAGGAGAAGTATCGTGCGATCCTTGTTCTATGGACGCAGGCGGTGGCTCTTTCAGGCGACTGGCCCCTCACTCCATTTGAGCAAGACTACTTTGACACCTCGACCGGGGGCTACAACGCGGAGACTCTCTTTGGGGAGGCTCTTCTTGCAGTGAAAGGAGCTGACGGAAACTCTGTAGATCCGACAAAGACGGTTCTTCTAAACTTCACTGGGAGCGGGGGAGCCCTAGATGCCGGGGCTGAGACAAGAGGCGAGGAGCTGATTCTTGTATCACTCTCAAGCACTCTTGCTATCATGTATGAGAGCCTGCTACAGCTCATCTACGCCAACTTTACCTCGCTCGGCGCAGCCTACTGGAAGCCTCTCTACAAGCAGCGTGACACCTACCTCACTCAGGTCTCGACCGAGGCGGGTGCGAACTTCACGCCTCCCCCGATTCCTATCCCGAAAGTGAAGAAGACCAAGGGCAAGACAAAGACCCAGCCCGCTTACTCCCCGGTCTTTCCCGTTTCGGACGAGCGAGGCTACGAGGTCGTGGGTTCACTCCCGTATGGTCGCGGGCTCAACGTAGAAACCTACGAACAGCTGGCAGAATATGCCGCTTCGGTCTCTAAAGAGGGGTTGACGATCTCGGTTCAAACCCTACTCGGGGGAGGAGCGGCTGATCTAACTACCTTCCGAGCCACTGAGGATTTCCTCTTTCGATATGCCGCAAAGGGAGACGTCTCAAAGGCTATCGGCTCGCAGAACCCCCAGAACGCCGAAGCGGTGGCTTCGGCGGTGTTTGCGGGAGACGCCGCGCTCTATTCCACAAATGAGAAGGGGGTCACGGCACCTACCATCCCGCAAGATAACATAGACGCGATTCGTAACATCGTCGCTACCTCCAACGCTCAGGGTCAGAAGACTCTCGCCTCTAACGTCCCCATAGAGCTGAGCCAGATCTCTGTAGATAACCCCGAAGACATATGCTCCTGCGCGCTTCAGTCTGCCCAGACCTATCTTGAAGCCGCCAACGGAGCCTTCCAGGGAGTTCTTGGAAATGCCGAGATAGTAGAATTCCTCGTGAGTGAAGCCGAGCCTGTGACTGAGGCTTGGGCGAGCTCTCGAGAGGCTCTGGGCGGGAAGGTTCTTGACCGGAGGAACTCAAATCTGGCTGAGGAGTTCTCTCGAAACTTTGACTCTGGATCCCCCTCCTTCCTTGGCGGTGGTTATTCGCGAGCTCAGTCTGAGGTCGGGAACATAAACGATGCGGTAGACAGAGCTGAGGCTCTCTTCACATCTCTGACTGACGAGGGATAAAGATGACCGACCCCACTCTGGAAGTCTCAAATTCAGAAGCGCGTCTTGCTTTTGGCGAGAGGAAAGCCTCTGACTCCTCGGCTGACAGTGGCGGCACGGGCGGTGAGTTCCCTCTTCGCATCGCCCGCGTTCAGCTCGTCGACTACAAGAAGATGGAGGTTGGACTCATCGTTATTGGTCCGGGAAACCACGATCAGTACAAGCGAGTTCCTCTTACCTTTCCGGGAGCGGGAAGAAGAAACTTCATGGGTGTGATCCCTGATGTGAACGATGTTTGCATCCTTGGGTATTCTCCGAAGGAATCAGGCTTCTCTAGACAGCCCTACATCGTAGGCTGGCTTCTTCCAGGAACCTCGTTCGGCTACAACTGGACGACTACCCAAACTCATGGAGAGGGTGAGTTTGCCTGGACCCCAAAGAATGAGGTGAAGACCGAGGGAGTCTTGGGACGCTCTCGCCAGAAGCTGCGGCAGCTGGCGGGCGGTAACGCGCTGGTTTCTTCCTCTCAGGGTTCTGATCTCCTTCTTTCAGAATCAGTAGCTCTTGTGAACCGAAGAGGGAACGAGCTCACCCTGCGAGATCAGGATCAGGCTCTGGTAGTTCGCTCTCTTCAGCAGTTCCATGTAGGGGCGGGCTTCAGGGTCTACAGCGGAATAGCTCAAAGAGACGCTCGACTTCTACCAACCCAGCTCTTTCCTGACGGAACCTACTGGGACTCGCCTCGTCAGCGCGATGGCGACGAGAATACAGTTCCTCAGGGAGCTCTCGGGGCTTCTCCCGTGAGCTCCGGATCCCTTGACCCAAACCCTATCTTTCTAAAGACAGGAGACGTGCGGGAATCCGGGATTCAGTTCGGGCAGGAGGCCGACCCCTACTCAACCCTCTATCGAGGGCTCTTTATCGACGGGAATGGGAATCTAGTAGGCGGCTCAAACCCTGTGAACGACGGGGTCTATGGCGGAAAGCCTATCCGGAGAATCGCCCTCACAAACGAGAACGGGGTGATCCACTCAGATGTGAACTCCTACACGGAGTATCGCGTAGAGGTAGCCCACGACTCCGACGGAAGACTCCCCGTATCGGAACAGACCGACGGGTTTGACGCCGACCGAGTCCCCTCAGCTCCCTCAAATGGAAACGGGGGCGTCACAAAGGGCGTGGGAACCCCTTTCACAGAGTTCATTCTCGGAACCGTGATCGGGAACGACGCCTTCGGAGCGGAGTCTTCCCTCTATGGGCAACCTCTCCGGGCAGCGATCTTTGACGGAGCTCTTCCCGCCCCTGCGATTCTTTCCTCCTTGGGATTCTCACAGGCTGAGCAGCTGGCGTTTCTTCTGAGAGTAAAGGACCCCTCCTCTCTAAAGGATGTAGGGTTCATGGGTATCTCCAAGGGAGGGAACGGGGTCTCCTACCTCTCTAGGAAAGAGGAAAGAGTAGACGGTGCCTTCAGAGGCTCCTATGGCTCTGCCCGCCTAGAGGCTGACGCCTCACTCACCCTGTCTTCTTCTAGAGGAAGAGCCGGGGACAACGTCGGGGTGGAGATCTCTTCTACCACGGGCGGGGTTTCAATCAAGGGCGGCGGGGCGTCTTCAACTACAGGCGCGGGCGTTCTTATCGAGAGCCCCTCGTCGGTTCAGATTCTTACGCAGGGGACGTTGAAGCTCTCGGCCTCGACCCTGGAGCTCTCCGATACCGCTCAGTTTGGGATCAATACCTCGACCGGAGTCTCACTTCAGACTGCGGGGGCGATGAACGTCTCTGGAAAGACCTACTCCCTCACAACCCTTGGAAGAGCGGACTACACCTATGGTGGCCCGATCGACGGGAACCCAACAAACGCTCCGATAAAGACGGAGACCTTTGTAGCGACCCCTGCGACGGGGTTCTTGGGCGGCACTGCCGACAAGTACACGCTCACCTATGGTGACCGAGATGAACTCTTCCTGGCCGGAAATCTAAAGAGAACGATCTTGGCGGGGAACCAGCTTGTTTCTGTGGTCTCGGGGCTGATCACCCACCAAGTTACAGGCGTGTCGGGGACTTCTCTTTCAATAGGAGGATTCTCAGCGTATGGGCCCACGGTAAGCGTTGCGGCCACGGGTGGAAACCTCGCGCTTACCTCTTCGGCCCTTGCTCAGATAACTGGACCTGCGGGGATTCAGATGACTTCTGCCGCAGGAATAGATATGACTGTTGGAGCTGCGGGGCTGGCCGGACTTATTCTTACGGACGGATGCTTTGACGGGCTCACCGGGACCCAGTTCAGACTACAGGGGACGTTCGGGGTCCCGACCCTCAGAGTCCTCTGATGGCTGTAAACGCAGGAACGCTCACCGCTTCAATGAACGCTTACGGCTCCTTCTTGAGAGGACCTGTCTGGTTCAAAATTGCAGGGGCGGTAGGACTCTCCGTTCAGCAGTGGGTTCTTTCTGGGGGGATCACCCTGAACGGGGCTACCACCGGAACGCTCGGGGGAGGAACCGTTCAGGGAAAGGTTCTCTTCACTCCGACGCCTCTCGCAACGCTTCCTGCGTTCGCTCTAGTCGGGCCGAACGCAGGGCTTCTTTCTTCCGCCATCGGACTTGGGGTCTTTACCGACCTGAATCTAACCGCGACCTACACGGGCGTTTCGGTGGGGGTCGGCGCGGGGGCTGACGCAAGCAAGGTGACGAGGGCGAATATCCCTCTTCTTTCAGGTCTTCTCACTCAGAATCTAGCCATGTGTGGGATCTTTGGACAGACCGCGGGAGTTCTCGCACCCGCTGTCGCTTCAGGCATCGCCACTATCGCACTTACAGGGGTGGGGACAGGAGTTGTTCTCGGGACCCCCTCTCCCTCATTCGGCGGCGGTACAAGTATATCGAAGGTAATCTGATGAGCATCAACGAATACGTCCTTCGGCCTCCTCGCACCGCTCCCTCCAACGCCGAGAGCACGGGCGAGGCGACTACAGGAGTAGACCGAGACCACAAGATTCCCTCGGGGATTCCGGCAGGGCTTCTTCCGACTGGAAAGCCTCCGGAAACTCTCGCTGATATCTATCAGGCGGCGGTTCTTCTAAGAACGGGCGTCTCCGAGGACTATCTCGTGTGGGCCGCGAACACGGGCTCTTTCACTACGATTGAGGATCCTCTCTTCTCTGTCGAGGGAGGCCCGAGCTCGGTCTCTAAAATCCCCGGTGATATCACCGTTGGAGTCTATGAGAACGGTACCAACGAGTTTGTGGTCCGAGATGCGGGCGGGGCTTCCCTCTTTCAGATCACTCTCCTCACCCTAGAGCGGGGAGATAACGGAAACGAGGTGAGCTTTGGTCTATACGGAACCTATCCGTTTCAGACCGAGAATGCCTCTACTGGAAAGGTGACCCTTGGGGGCGCGGGGCTAGCCGCTATGGGCGGGGGCTTCTTCTCCCTGAGAGGCGATTCTATCGTTGAGGTGAAGTACGTTCTTGCCCGCGCTCGGTTCTGGTGGACCAAGAACGACACCTTCAAGCGTTTTGGGTTCAACGGGCTTGCGGGGAGATGGGAGCCTCTGAAGGGCGGGCTTCCTCAGAGAGTAGGGACCATCACTCCGGATGAGCTCTATACACTAACCCCGCCTCCGACTCGCTTCTCAATCGGGGATGTTCTTCCAGGAGACCCCTCAGACGGGGATGTGTTCTCACTTGTGAGAGTTGGAACCGCGCCGGATGGAGCTTCTCGTTCCCCGCAGATTCTTGTTGTAACGGACGCTGAAGCCTCTGCCACCTATGCCTTCCCGGGATCCCTCCCCGAAGCCGTCATCGGGGTTACATCGGGTGTTCTTCAGTTCAACCCTCAGTTCGTAGGGGGCTGGAAGGGACTCTCCCTCTGGTATTCCGCGGAAGACTTCCCGAAAGACTCAGATGGAGATCTTGGATCTCTCGCCGACGGAAATGTAGACCCATTCTATCTTTGCCCTGTGCCGCACCCCTTTGAGCGACCCATGGTTCGTCTGGGGAACCGGACTCACCTAGAAGCTCTTCCCTATGATTCAGACGCCCTCCTCCCGGCTCCGGGAGCTCTATCGGAGGGTCAGTTTGCCTGGAGTCGCTCTACCGGAAAGCTGGTCTTCTCAGAGGATGATGTCAAGAAGGCAACTCCGGGGGAGATCACCTACCAGCTTCAGTTTCTAGGGGCGCACGTCTTCTATGATGGCGTCTCCTGTAACTCCGAGCCCCTTCCTCTAAAGAATCCAGTATCCCTCGTGGATTCCTCCGGGAACTCTTCTCCCGTGATTGCGGATGACATGTTCATCCCCTTGGCCCGTACAACACCCTTTCCGGGGCGTTCCGGCGTTCGATACCTGCCGGATGGTACGGGTAAGTCTCCTTCCCTCTCCTCAAATCCTACCACTCGGGTAAACGGGAACTCAACAGGTCTCGTGCGTGAGGTCCTTGGAATCGGGGACACGTTTGTCTTTACGCCCTCAAGAACCTTTGAAGACCTTGAGGTCGTAGAGTACGATGAGGATCTGAACACCTTCTCCTTTGCGATGAAGAAGTCGCTTGTTCAGGTAAGCCGACAGGCTGTAACATCTACGCTTTCAAGAGTTCAGTTCAGGGCGGCGGGGCTGATCGGTGAGCCCATCTACTTCCAGCAGGCTGAGGTGATCCCCTCGCGCTGGGCCTCCGAAGCTCGGATCTTCTCTCTCTTTCAGGAGCCCTTCCTTCTGACGGGGACGGAGACTTTCCGGTTTCAGATCGGGGGCGTGACTGTCACCTGGACGGATCCTCTTCTCGTCGGGAGTCAGACTGCCGCTTCGGTTGCGGCCTCCCTTCAGACAAAGATCACCGGGGCAGGAGCTCCTGGAACGGCATATGCTCTGCGGGGCTATGTTGTTCTCGCAGCGAGCTCCCCCACCGGGAATCTGACGATCGGGTGGAACGCAGACCCGAACGACCTAAGCGGGCAGAGCTCCCTTGGCTTCCTTCCGGGCTGGAAGGTAGATCTCTCTAGCACCCTGAACCGTTGGCTTCCCGAGAACGGAGCTTCGGTAGGGCTCTATCGAAGTCCTCTCAACCTTGACGGAACTGGGGATGAGCCTGACATAAAGGCGACGGGCTTCTTCCAGGGTGTTATCACAGACAGCATTCCGGAAACACCTACGTTCCTGGTCACGAATCCTCCTCTTCTAGACGTTCCCGGATACACAGACACCTCTCACTTCCTGGCCTCCTCAGGACTTCGGTTCACCTACCTAGAGAACTGGGATCAGGTTCATTACGAGTTCAAGAACAACCGCTTCTCCTGGATCACTACTTTCTCGTCAGGGGTTCTCCCGGTCACGGCTCCTACGGGAATCCTTCCTCTTGGGATGTCCGGGGCTCTTCCGGAAACTCTTTCACCTCAGGCGATGCTTGACTCCTCCTATGGGCTTCAGTATCGGGATCCGAGCGGAACCTACTCCTATCTGGATGAGGGAGTAGACTTCGTATTCCGCGATGACGGCGCATCCGGCATAGTCTATCTCTCAGAAGATCACGGAGGCGAGCTTCTTCAAGGAAGTGCCGGATCGTTCAACGCGGGCGGAACTCAGTTCCAGGATCAGAACTATCCTGACTGGAACTCGGTCATCACGGGTTCGCCGGAAGGCTTTCGTCTTGCAATAAGAGCCGGAGCCTCGATCGGTTCCTATCTAGTTACAGGAATTGATCCGACTGATCCCTCTATCCTCATCATCGCTTCCGGGGTCCCCTTTCTCTCAACGGAAAGCTCGGCCCCTTGGGAGCTCTTCGATGGAATTCCGGATTCCTCCTATGACCCCTCCGTCGTAGCCGACGTCCTGCAGAACGACTTCGTCTATAGGGACGAGACCTTCAACCTGAGGGTTCTATCGGCTCTTGGAGAGATTCCGCAGGCCACCTACGAGGCTTTTATCTCAGACGCGCTCTCCTCGGAGCGTGAGATCTCTCTCCGGTTTGGAGTCGGGCATTCTGATCCGGGGGCTTCTCTAGCCACCCTTCAGAGAGGGTTCCCGGTAGGAACTCTCTCGGCTTCGGGCCTGAAGATTCCTGTCCCCTCGAACGGGCACTTCCTGAACGGGAGCTTCGCGATCCGAGTGGGCGGGAAGTCCTATCAGGGGGCCTCTCTTATCGGGGTCACCTCATTCCCCGGGACTATCTTTGGAGATGTAGTCTATTATGGGCTTCCCGCTTCCCCGATCGAGGGCGAGCTCAGATTTGGGGCTCTCGCCCTTGACGGAAACGCCGGAGCCTCAGTCTTCTTTGACGAGATCTTTGATGATGCTTCTGACATCCCAGCAGGCGAAGCTCAGATCGATCCTACCAACGGAGAGATCGTCATCTCCGCTGCCGATAGCTCCACTTATGCTGGGACGGAGCTCTACTTTGTAGAGAAGTACGTTCTAGGGGTGGATGTTCAGACCTCTCCTCTGACGGGCGGCATCTACTTCCTGAAGCCCCTCCGTGAGGGTCAGATCGTAGAGGCCTCCTACTATCAGGCGAACACGGACGGCTCCCGGAATGAGACTCTTGGAGAGATCACCGAGTACCTCTCCAACATCATCCGACTTGAGGAAGCCTCTCGAGTAGACGAGGACGAGTACTCCTTCAACCCGAGCGGAAAGACGGTTGATTCAGGCTTCTCTATCTCGGTCTGGGTTGGGGCGCAGCTTCAGAACTATGGGGGGCGTGATCAGGTCACAGCCTCAGGAAACGCTCTCACGTTTACCTATTCGGTGCCCTCGACAGCACGGGTGCGCCTCAACTATGCAGTGCTTGAAGCCTCGGGCGGGGAGCAGTCCTTTACGACCTCTCTCTATCCGATCTTCAGACCTCCTTTCTTCCTCCTCGCGAATCAGGAAACCTTCCTTGTTCCGGGCGACAGAACCTCTCAGTTCTCAGTGGGGCAGCTCTTCACGGTCGGAACAACTCCCTTCTATGTGAAGAGCTTCTCCTATGACCCTTCCGCAGATGAGACCCAAGTAACCATTTGGCCTCCCCGCGAAGAGGAGGTAGGCTCCCGCGCACCTGCAAACGATCAGCCTGCAAGGCTCACCTATCCCGCGGTCGCCCTCGCCGTTGACGGGGTTCCGGCCGACGGGCGCGCAGGATACCTCCTCCCGCAGCCGAGTCTGAGCTATCTTCCGGTGAATCGAGGGGCTACGAGCGTCACCTTCGCAGGGGATCAAACCCAGCTGATGCGAGCGGGGCACCTGCTAGAGATCGGGGGCTACCCATTCCTCATTGTGGGAAGCCTTCTTGTAAACGAGGGGAGGTACACCGAGGTGAGCCTTGCCTCTTCCTCTCCTACAGGCTTGTCACTCTCCTCGGGGGAGCTCGTCTACCTCTCGGCTCGTCCTGTGTACGGTGTTCAGCCGACCTCTTTCCAGGGGCTCCCTCTTCTAGACTTCCAGTCCTACGAGCTTGTCCGGTTTGGTTTGAAGGACGAAGACGGGAATCCGCTTCCAGGAAGAACTCTAGTTCCCGGTGAGGATTACACCGTAGATGGCTCGACGGGAACTTACACTCTAAAGACTCCGGCTCAGAGCCCTCTCGGGGCGGGTGAGGTTCTCCTAGCCTCTTTCACTCAGTCCCGGATCGTTCGCCCCGAGTACTCAGACGCAGTGCTCACCTATCCTCTCTACAAGAGCGGCTACAAGTATCGAGCTCTTCCCGGAACCTACACGGGCGGGACGCTTGCGGGGAGATACACCTTCCGAGCACCGGACTCCTTCTTCTTCCAGGTTCTTCCGATGGAAGAGTGGATGGGTGAGGTAGCTCAGATCGCGCTTCAGCGAATCTCGTCTCAGTCCGCGAGCGGGGGCTCCCCGAACACCTTTCCCGGGACGGTTTCACTTCAGAAGCAGGGGAGCTTTGGTCTCCGAGCCTCTCTGCAAGATCTGAAGGACCAAGATCGTGCAGCTCGATCTTTCATCTCCTTCTTTAACGATGTCATCGTCTGCTTTGAACAGGTTCTAGAGAACATTGACGGGCGAGTCATCGGTGACAGGGATGGAAAGTTCCGCTTCTACACCGGGACGGATCTCATCTATCCTCCTCCGGGTTGGGAAGATCCCTTCTCGGGCAGGCTGAACCGACGTGACCTCTGGTCAGACGTCTTCACGGCCAACAACCCTGACAGACTACTCACCTCTTTCGAAGACGAGATCTACAATCCGGCCACGGCTGCGGCGGACGACCCTGATCGCCCCGGAGCTCCGGATGGCTGGATTCCAGACTCCTCTACGCTTCAGTTCTATATTGAGAAGCAGCTCTCTAGAATCCAGAACGATATCGACGATCTGATTCTTGTCGGGCTTCAGAACTCAGTCATCACGGGCTTTGCGGCTACCCTTCTTCCGTTTGTAGACTCAAGGGGCGAATTCAAGATGATGTGGGAGCCGCATCGGTTCTCGCGTCTCTTCCCTGAGGCCACCAAGGGTTTCGCGATCACGATGCCCGGAATCGGGGCAAACCTCGAGGCAGGTAACAAGGGCTTCTATTCTTTCGCTAGGATCGGTGAGGTTCCGGGAGAGGAACCGGGGACTACCAGGAAGGTTCTTCAGAGCACCTTCCAGACCGCTATCGCTCAGATATCAAATCCGGTTCTAGGAAACATCACGGGGATTCAGGATGCCTCCTATCGTCCGAGAGGAGCTCGCGCTCGAATCTGGGGCTACTCGCCTACGGGCTATGCAGATCTCGACCCGAGCTACCCGAGTGAGCCCTCACTCATCGCCACGCCCCTCTCCTTCTCACAGTTCCCCCTTGACCCTGATACGGGCTATCCCGCCGTCGGGGAGCTGAAGTCCAACGGGGGCGAGGCCTATGACCTCGAGACAGGGGATCCGGCTCTCTTCACTCCTCCTTTCGCGGTAGGACAGCCTCTTGGGTATGGGAAGCCGGACGGGACCGTCTATTCGCTTGGGGATTCCACAGACCAGATCTCTTCCTATCTGGGCGGAATCACTCCGTCGTCCCCCGTCTATGCCGGCGTCTATGTAAAAGAGATCCTGGACGGATTTATCATCGTCCTTGGAAAGCAGGACGGGACCGCGATCTCTTCGGGTGACATCCTTGTAGTGGAAGAGAGCGTGAACTTTCTTCCCTCGCAGGGCGATACGATCTATGTGGTTTCTGACACCCGGAACAAGGACGCCGAGGGGATGTCAGACCCGCCCACGGCCGAAGAGCTTGCCGCCCTTGGAAGAACCCTTCCAAACTACCGAGAGGGATTTGACCTCGGTATTCGCGAAGGGCTCTCAGAGCTGAGGGACCTCACCCTGCCCTCTATAGATGACCCTTCGGTTCCGCTGAAGGAGATCCTCGGGCAGAACTCACCCGGACCTCTAGATACGGTTGAGGGAGACGTCACCTTCTCTAACACGAGAAGGATCCCGACAAAGATCCCAGCTCTTCTTGGCGGGGCAAAGGACGACTCTGGAGATGTTCAGATTCCATATCTGGCGTCCCAGCTGACAGAGCTGAACCTGCTCGGGCTTCTAGCCTCTCAGATGCGGGCCTTTATTGGGAAGGACTCCTCCTATCCTGTACCTGTTCCCGCAGGGGCTCCTCCGAACGAGCAGCAGATCTGGCAGGCGATCTATCCGGATGAGATCCTCGGCAACGACGGAGAGATTCTCACTGCGGGATACGTCGGCGCAAAGAATCCGGCGACGCTCTATACGAGCTCGGACCTCTTTCCGGTCGGAACTTATGTCACAGGCTCGGGGATCGGGAACCTGCGCCCGTGGGATCTTCTTCTCGTGCAGGCCGATAACCAGCCTCTCTCGGTCGAGGCAGGTCTTCAGGGGATACTCACGATCGGGAACGTAGACTCGGGGCTCATTGAGGTCCCTCGCTTTGTGACTCCCGTACCGATCGGAAAGAACGTCCAGTACACCCTCACGAATGCCTTTGTGAGCACCGACGGGGCGGGTAACTTCGGCGTTCGGGTGACGAGCGTCCCCGTCGGCCCGAATACCTACACAGTCTTCAACTTCTCCTCGAACGCTTCTATCGTCCTGAACGACGGTTCTGGAGTTGCAGTTGGCGGGTTGAATCCTTTCTACGGGACAAACAACGCTATTGTGGTTCGGATCTATGATCCGGTTGTCGGCTCACTCATAGAGACCATCACCCTCTACGGATCGAACGCCTACGGGACTGCGATCGTTCCTGCAGGAACTCTTATCACGAGCACGGCTTCCTCGAGCGCGTCCACGATAGAGGTTGAAACTCTGAACCCGCTCTCTTCCCTTGCAAACGACGGGAACTACTACGACGTCACTATCACCGTAGACACCTACGTCGACAGTGATACGCGGATCGCGATGAACAACGCCTTCCCCGTCGGAAGCGGCGCAGGTTCTACGACGGCCTCGATCGAGAGAGATCGTCTCACCTTTACAGAAGGCTACTCTCTTCAGACAGCAGCTCCTCGCGGGACCTCTACTGCAAATGGCTTCTTGCAGATAGAAACCAAGCTCGCGGTCTGGAGGTTCACGGCTGGTGTAGCATTTGCAGGATGCACCGCGAACGCTCCAAACTCAGTCAACAACGGAATTCCGTTTACCTTCCTTCAGAGAGTAGACCTCTCCACTTTCCTCCCCTACACCGGGACTTGGAACAACGGAACGAATAGAGGAACTCTGAAGGTTCTGTCCTGGGAGCGCAACGGAAACACCACGCTCTCATCCGATGTAAGCGGAATGATCTTCTCCGGGGTTCCTTCTTCAGACATCGGGCCTTCTGGGACCTCGGTTATCTTTGACGGAACCGGAAGAATGATCGACCAGCCAACAGCGGGTCGGAACTCCTTCTGCTGGATTCAGAATCTCTCAGATTCCTCTTCCGCTATTGAGGGAGGGGACATCGTCGTCGTGGACGAGGCCTCGGGCGGCGGGGCTTGTGTGAAGAACGGAACCTACCTTGTCCGGCACGCACTAGACACGACGATCAATGCGGCTGACGGAACCCCTCTGAATGAGTTCTCATCTATTCAGCTCGCGGGCGGCGGAAACTTCGCCTTTCCGAGGGTTGTTTCTTTCACGGACGGAACGGGCACTAGCACGGAACTGGTGGTAGACGCTCTTCCTTTCGTGTACGATTCACCTACGGGACACTCCTTCCACACGTCGGGCTTTATCTACTTCATTCTTCAGGATCAGATCGCCTCCTTCTCCGGCGGAATCTGGAACGTGAATCCGGACGCTCTCTTTAGAGCCTCCTACTCCTCGGCTCCGGTGATTGACCCGACTACGGGGAGAGCCACCTTTAGAGTCACAACCTACAGAAAAGCCGACGCCACCGTTATCACTAGAACGCAGTTTCAGGCGGGGCTCTCAG